CCGGCCGAAAATCGCGCCAACGGCCTCAGCCGTGCCTTTCGGCACGCGAGTCTGCAGTGTCTTAACTGCGGTACGGCCGAATTGCATAGCTGAGTCGAGGTGCTGTTGCCAGCGTCGTCTTTTCTCTTTCTTGGGCAGATCCTTGATCTTGTCCTTTGTCATAAATTGCGTCTTTGTAAGACGAGAGGTGGACATTTTTAGTCACTTGTGGTGTTGGGGGAAGGTGTTATTTCACAACTTCATCCCCCCGCGCCACCACCGCGGGGTACGATTTTTAGTATAACGCCAGGTTTCGTGAAACTAGCGTGCCCGAGACCTACCGGGACCGTGGTACATGTACAGAGCCTTGCGCGATTTGCGCAATCTGATTCCGGATTTTGCGTTTAGCTTTACGCACATCGTCCGGATCGGTATCTACAATTCTGGCGGCACGGTATTCTTCCAGTAGGCCGAGTTCTTCGAGGTGGCCCAAGAATTTCTTGTGTTCTTCAGGTTTACGTTTGGTTCTCTTGGGTGCAGGTGGGGCTCCAGATTTCTTTTCTTTCTTCTTCTCGTAGTTGGCCGGGACATCTCCGCTCAGCTTTGCATTTCTACGAGGTCGAGGATGGAAGGGTAGTTGGACCTTCTCAACCTCTTTGATTTCCAGATTTTTAGCAAACTTTACCTTCTTGGCCCGGTTGGGCGGGAGGTACTCAATCATGTGCCTCTCTTCATTCACGCCGGACATAGCGATGCTGACCGGCGCTACTAGCTCCATGCACTCGTCGTCACGCTCGGGATGCTCCCAGAGCGTTGGACACGGGCCTTCGCCGTTCTTAAGCCAATCATTGAAGGTGCTCCAGTCGAAACCGGGCATCTGTTCTTCGAACAGCTCCTCAAAATCGCCAAGTTCGTTGTGAAACGTTTCCTCGGTTTTAAGAGCTGTAATGGCAAAGTACGGATGGAGTCCTGGGTATTTGAGAACCTTGGATTTGAGGTTCTGGATGCTGCTCGCTTGCTTCTTCCCAGCTTCCTCAATTATCTTCTGGGACCAGGGCCCGAAGAAGTCGCTGTTTCTATCCGTAACCTGAAGGCAAATGGCTTTCATGATCATGGTTTCTTCAGCGGTGAACTCGCCCTCGATGTTGAGAAGAGTCGTATGGAGTTTTGAAGCTGTTCGGAGTGGCGACTGGATGCTGGAGGTGCTGCCACCAATAGGGTCGAAGTAGTCACGTCCAAGAAAGGGAATGTATTTACAGCGGACCTCGGTCTTGACAAGAAAGCCAAGAGCCTCGGCGGCTTGGACGCAAAATTCGGGAGGTAAGTCGGCAGTGATTCCGTCGTCTCCGGAGTATATGCCGAGGTTCGCCCATGCATCGGGTGGCATTTGACCCGAGAGGCGTAGAGCGACGTAGGCGAACAACCCTGTAAGTGGTGTGTTGCCTAGTGTGGTGAATGGGCTTCCGCTTCCCCTCGAGCCTTCGAACTCGTGCGCCTCACGTTGTGTTCCAGGATCGCCATACAATACCCGACCGCAGTAATCAGTGTAATGCCATTCTTGAATCAAGGCATGCCACATGAGATCAAAGAGTTGCAAGAGCAGCATTAATTCGACGCACCTTTTGTTCTCATCTATGGTGGCGTCTTGTGCGCTGAAGTCTGATCCGGTTATTTTCTTCTTGCCGGCGCAGACTCTCACAACCGCTTGGGTTGTCTCTGCGGGGTTGAGACCGCAAGCCATCCATGGGCAGGCTTTCATGGCAGCCGCATAGGCTAATGCTATACGACCGCCGAGAGCCTGTGATTCCGGGGGAAATGTACAGATCCCACGGGCGGCTTTTGTTGGGTCAGAGAGTACTTCGCGCTTCATGAAGCCCTGACGATCATCATAGTTGTGGATGTCGTAAATTGGCAGGACGCCATGGAACTTGTTCAGTTGGTTCTTGTTGCGCGTTTCCTCATACTCCTCTTCGCTGATGGGTTCCAGGAACCCGGGTGAACCCCCGACTTCTTGCCGGATGTGCATCGCGAATTCGCGGATGTACTCGGCTATCTGCGGGGTGAACGTGGAGCGGACTCTCCCAGCGGGGTCGCGCAGGCGCCGCTGTACGAAATCCCTGGTTTGTTGTTCGGATTTCGCATGGATGAAAGCTGCGCCTGTGACGATGGGAGGCATGGCGCCATGGGCCATGACCTCCTTGATTGGCTGCCCGTCTGCCCTGGCATCGTCGTCTTGACGGATGATGGTTGGCAATGGGTAGAAGCCGTAGTTGCTGGAATAGCTCTGGGGAGTTTTCCCTTTGTTGGTAATTGCGATCGCTATGGCGACGGCGACGCGGTGAGGTTCATCCCCTTCGTACTTGGAACTTACGCGAACATTGGTTAAGCTCGGTGATCCTTTACTAGTAGTTAGGGCTTTGGACATGTTAATTACCGCGTCTGAGACGAAGTGCGACTCGTTAGAATCGAGGAAGGCGACGGAAAGGCCACTAGGCGATTTTCGCTATTCAGCGAGATACCTGTGGCCACCGTCGGTGGCGCCCGTGATAGGTTGTCGGGGGCGCAGTTCCGCTTTGGAAAGGAAGGGGCGGAAGGTGGCGGCTAAGCCTTCGAATTTACAGTTGGGTACAACCACCACAATTGAGCGGTGTTCACCAACGTCCAGACGTATAACTTTATGGCTGTAGGCGGTTGGCTTGTTATACAAGCCGGCCAATGCCAGGGAAAGCAGGCCACCCATCAATTTGAGCGGCCCGGCGCCGGATAAAGCTTTGATGCCGTTGGCGAAGAGATTGTAGCAGAGGACGGAATAGGCGGCAGTGAGGAAGAAGGAGGTCGTGTAGCCGACTACAAACTCGCGACGGTAAGTCACGAGGCAGTCGCCTTCAAAGTCCCATAGTTGATCACAGTATGGATCTGATCCTTCGACGTCGGTAATGAAATTGCCCTCCTCGTCGTAACGAAAGTTGATTTCGTCGGAC